GCTGGACACAGGTGGATTGCAGTCTCACGAGACTTGGAAGACTTAGGCTTCGTATTTGGCAAGCGAGTATTGGTAGAGGGTGCAGACTTTATGGACGGAGTATATACAGTAGAGGATAGAATGAATAGAAGATGGACAAAAAGAATTGACTTCCTTGTAAACGAAAGTATGCGAGGTGGTAAATGGGAAAACATTAAAATTATTTTGATTGACACACGATAACCATCCTTAGTTGTCGCTAATGTAGGACGTTGTAATGCGTGAGTCAAAAACGAGGTGTGTCAATAGTTTTCATATAATATGCTCGTTAAATTACAACAAGACTGACAGCACGGAAAGACGGCTACCTTCGGGTATAACTTAAATTAAATAAATTATGATAAAAGATGTAAGAAAACACTGGACAAAAAAAGCAGAGGACAATTTAGTGGGTTGTCAAATTGTAAAGGTAGAATACATGCCTGATGAAGAATTGAAAGAGGCAATGTGGTATAGGTCGCCACTATGTATGTTACTTAAAAGACCTGATGGAACTATGTTTTGGATTTATCCAAGTATGGATGATGAGGGAAATGATGGAGGAGCATTGTTTACAACAATCAAAGATTATCCTTGTGCACCAGTAATTTAAAATTAAAACTATGAATGTAAATACAGAATATAAAGAGTGGATTGAACTCTTTTGTGCTTACGACAGCACTGATTATAAAGGATTATCAGACGGCAGAATGTTAGAGGTATTTGAATGGATGAAGATTGATGGGTTCACTGAAGAACAAATACATCAAGCCATAGATAATTATGAAAAAAACCTTTAACTTAATATAAAAATATGAATCATTTTATGAACAACGCAAAAGAGTTTCTAAATAGAGACAGGCTAAAAGTAATCATATATCACGGTGGAGAAATGCCTAATGAAACGCATTACACCTATGATATAAATGAGGCTCGTAAATTAGCCCAACGAGGCGAGCACTCAGAGATAATTAACTCACAGGGAATATTAATACAATAAACACAAATTATGGAAGTAGCAATTATAAGATTTACTGAAAACACTGGAAGAACCTATATTGAAGCCATCACAAATGATGTTGACGCATGGTTAATAGATAACAACTCTGAAAGAGATGAAGATGACCATGAGACATTGAGTATGTTTGATATAGAATGGACAACCTTAAAACTTTATTAAAACTATGAGAGAAAAACAAGTATTAGAATGGTATGACAATTTTGTAGACTATGTCATGCAATACGACAACAATGTGTATAACGCAGCATGTGAGTATGCTGATCTAAAAGAACAAGAAAAATGAAAATAAAATTAAACACACACGAAGGTCACACCAAAGAAGTGACCAACATTAGAAGAGAGATAGAAGAATGTGCAGATGGAATCATAGATTATATGACAGAGCAAATGATAATGCCAAGAGTATATGAAGATTTTGGACACGACTTAGATGTTCACGATGCCGAAAGACTATCTCAAATAGTATATCAACAAATTAAATATAGAATGTAATTATGCCAAATCATGTATATGCATGTATCTCGGTTGAAAAAAAGTATACCGAGAAGCTGAGAGAACTCTCAAAGGTGGGGCTTTGCAGACACTACCACCCAATGCCTGAAGAATTAGATTTTCACAAATACTACAACAAGCTTAACAACAATGAGTATGGTGAAGACTGGTCAAAGTTTTATACTGAACAGAAAGAATGGATAGAGAAACAAAAGAAAGCCAACAAGGAAAAGTATGGACACGAAGACTGGTATAGCTGGTGCGTGAATAACTGGGGAACAAAGTGGGGCTGTTATGAGATGAGTCTAGGTGAACACAATGAAAAGGAGACTTATTTACATTTTACTACAGCCTGGTCTCCAATAGCAGACCATATCCTGCGTAAGTTTGCAGAAGATATACCTGACTTTGAATATCATTGGGAAGAAGAGCAGGGGTATGGAGAGAGAGTAGAGTTTGTTGACGGAGCACCTACTAATTTTAGAGAATGGGATATTCCAGAATGGTCATGTGAAAGATGGGAGAACGATCCAAGAAGTGAAATGCACGAGACCTACGGGGGTTATACCATATCAACCCTACAAAAAGACTACACAGATGGAGGAGGTAAGCTTAGGAAAAAAGGTTTCTATTTAGACTACAGCTTAGAGCAGTATGAGGGAACAAATTATGAAAAAGTGGTTGCAAAACTAAAGAAGATTACTGCAGAGTATAAGAAAAAAAGAAAAGAAAATTTGCATAAAATTGAAAAATAACTTATATTTGAAATCACAAATAAACTTATATCTATGGGAAGATCAAGCGAAGAGTTTATTAGGCAAAGAGAGAGGGAGAATAACTCACTTCCTCCCAGTGTTGTGGACGACATTTGGAGAAACTACTTTGCATACATTAATTTAATAAAATCAAAAGATGAAAAGAGGAATATTTAATCGTTACGTGGATTACGTCTGTAAAGAGATGAACATTACACGAGAGCAGATGTTTACTAAAAACAGGTCAACAAAGTTTTCTACTTCTAGGTTTTTATTATATACACTATGCTATGAGAGACCAATGACAATCGTTCAGATTGTGGACTTGATGGCAGAGAATGGATATGATATAGCTAGAACAGGAGTAGAGTATGGAATACAAAAACTTCGAGAGACTGAAGATGTAGATGTTGACTATTTTATAGACACAGCTATTAGAGAGTGTTCAACTGAAACAGTAGTATGATAAACGTATGGAAACATAGTCTAGAAACCTTGTGGGAAAATGCTGTTGAAGACAGAAAAGCAGTATGCCTTAGCACAAGTACAGAAAATTCTTATATATATAAAGGAATTAAAATAGTTAAGACCGATGAAGATATAAGAATTTATAATACTAGAAAGCTAGGTATGGCTTACAAAGAAATACCACAGGAAGAATACGAAGTGTTCTTTGAGTTTGGATTTAGAGAAGGTGTTCATCAAGTATTAAAGAATACTTATGTAGAACAAATAAGTAAATTAAATGAAAAGATTCAAGGAGAAGTTAACACTCGTAACAATAAGAAACACTATGAATCACTAAAAGTAAAAAGGGAAAATTTAATAAACAAATATAGTAACTTAAATAAATAATTATGGGAAACACAAAGTCAACATTTAAAGAACTTACCTCTATCAATGTAAAGGGTAAGGTTGAAAAGAAAGGAAGATTTGATTACTTGTCTTGGGCATATGCTTGGGCAATAGTCAAAGACAAATATCCTGATAGCAATAGAACTGTGTATGAAAGCGAACACACAGGTCTAAACTATTTCACTGATGGAAACACAGCCTATGTAAAGGTGGGTGTTACAGTCAAAGGTGTAGAACACATTGACTATCTTCCGATCATGGATAATCAAAACAGATCCGTAACTCAAGACAAGATCACATCCTTTATGGTAAACAAAGCTATACAACGTAGCACAGTAAAAGCTATTGGTATGCATGGACTTGGATTGTCGTTGTGGGCAGGAGAAGACTTGGTAGATGTAAGTGAGTCTGCTCCAAGTGTAAAGCCAAAGACAAAAGACACTTTGAAAAAGAGTCACGAGAAATGGGATAGTGTGGTTGATTATGTAAAGAGTAAAAGCAATCAACCTTTTGCTACAACAATGAAAGCTATTGAACTTAAATATGTAGTGCCAACTGCATTGAAAAAAGAACTAGGAACATATGTCAAGTAAAGTTATAGAACAACTTAAAGAAGACAAAAACTATTATGGAGAGTTAGGTGGGAAATATCTATCTAACTCTGACATAATTGACTTGTTGAACTATAAGTTTAGAGAGAAGAAAAAGACTCTAGACATGTTGTATGGAAGATACTTTCACACATTGTTGTTAGAGCCAGAGAAATTAGACACCTATCATGTATTGGATTCATCTACTAGGACAACTAAAACGTTTAAAGAATATACAGCTGAAAACAATTTAGATTCATATGATGTATTGCTTGAAAAAGAAATACCTATGATACAATCTTGGGCAGATAGAATGTTAGCACACGATAGAATGAAGTATGATATACAAGACTTTGAAGCAAAGACTGAAGTCCCTGCAATCAAAGAATTGTTTGGTGTAAAGTTTAAAGGCAAAGCAGATATAGTTAATGATGAGTTTGTTATTGATTTAAAAACCTCATCAAACATCAAGGCTTGGAATAGAAGTGCAGACACATATAACTATGATAGTCAAGCATATATATACCAACAACTATTTGAAAAGCCTGTTATGTTTTATATAGTAGATAAAAAAACATTACAGCTGAAGATTGCTACTGCAACCGAAGATACTTTACTTAGAGGTAGAGACAAGGTAATGCAAGCAATACAAATATATCAGGAATATTTTGCTAAAGAATCTACAGGAGATGTCAATCAAGTGGTTGAGGTCGTAGAATTTTAATATGGAGTCAGATGTGTTGCTCCTACTCAACACTCAAATTAATACTAATAATTATGTCAAAAGACAAAGTATTTGCAGATGGTTTTCTTTTCAAGAGAAGAGAAAACGCACCCGATTTTGTAATCGGAAACATAAGTGTAAAGGTTGATGAAGCCATTGCATTTTTAAAGTCGAACTCAAAAAATGGTTGGGTAAACCTAAATGTCTTGAATAGTCAAGCAGGTAAACCCTACATTGAATTAGATACCTTTGTGCCTAAAAAGAAAGAGGTAGAATCAGAGCCTGCGAAAGCAGAGCCGACTGCTGATCTGCCATTTTAATTTAGTTTAGTTAGATTAGAGAGAGGAAGGCAAGCGGTTTTACAAAGCTCTTCCTCTTTTCTTTTCTCTTATCTATGTTGAAAATGTCAATTATTTTCCTTAGATATGTAAAATAAAAATTTAATTATAATAAAATATATATAGAGTATATAGTAGAATAAAATCGACATGCAAGAAAATCAAGTAACAATTTTTAGAAACATAAAAGACACCTCTACACCTTTCTTCAGAGACCTCGATTCTATATTGGAAAGAATAAAAGAGGGGAAGTCAAAAGAGTTAATCAAACAAATACGTTCAGAAAAAAACAAAGATGTAAGACAAGAACTTAAAAAGAGTTTGCCTGCCATATGTTTTTCAGGAACATTTAATAAGAGGTCTGATGATAGTATCATAGAGCACTCAGGTTTTATATGCCTGGACTTTGATGGATACAAGACAAAGAAAGATATGATGTCTGAAAAAGAAAGACTATCAAAAGATAGATACATATATTCAGTATTTATATCGCCAAGTGGAAATGGATTGAAAGCTTTGGTAAGAATACCTAAAGAAGTTGATAACCATAAGAACTATTTTCTATCCCTAGACAAGTATTACAACTCACAATACTTTGATAAGACAAGCAAGAATGTATCAAGAGTTTGCTATGAGTCTTATGATCCGTTGATACATGTAAACACAAACTCACATCTATGGACTAAGATAGA